CCGCTTTCTGTTTCTATCACAGCACCCAATAAGTCAGTAAAATATCCATCTTGATTTATTTTATATCCCTCTTTGTTTGGTCTTAGGGCAAAAATATTTTCATAGCCACACGATGGACAATTTTGCTCTATTTTTTCAGAACTGCTATCTTTTACAGCTTTTATCGTTGGATTAAAAATATCACCATCAGGGGAGTGTCTTTCGATGTTTTCTGCATAATCTAAAAGTAACACATCTTTTTTATTTTCAAAAAGTCTTAATCCTCGCCCTATAATTTGTTGTAATAATCCAGCGGACTCGGTGGCTCTTAGTAAAGCAATAACATCAACACTTGGAGCATCAAAACCTGTCGTTAAAACTGCCACATTTACAAGATATTTTATTTTTCTACTCTTGAAATTATTAATAATAGTATCTCGTTCTTTCTTTGGAGTTTCCCCCGTAATCAAAGCACTAATATTTACTGGCAAACTTTCAATGACTTCTTTAGCATGTTGCACTGTTGAAGCAAATATCATTACAGATTGTCTATCTTTTGATTTTTCTACAATATCTTGCACAATATAAGCCGTCTTTCTACCTTTTCCTAAAAAAGCTTGATCAACTTCTTTGCTATTGAATTTCCCCATCTGATTGGCTTGTAGGTGTAGTGTTTCATAATGCTCTCCGCCAATAGTTCCAATTTTTGGAGGTGTTAAAAATCCCATTTTGATTAATTCATTTGCAGTTATTTTAAAAATAAGCTTTTGAAAATAAGGGTCTTTTGCCATATCTTCATGAATATCTTTATTTTTATTATCTTGTTTGTAGATATAACCACTTCCCATGCGATATGGTGTAGCTGTAAGACCTAAAACTCTTAGCTTTGGGTATTTGCTTCTAAAAGTATCAATAATCATTTTAACACTCTTAGTTAATCCATGTGCTTCGTCAATAATAACCATTGCAAAACGATCACCAAATTTTTCTAAAGCATTAACTACTGTTTGAGGCGTTCCAAACACAACTGGGTGTTTTAAGCATTTACTACCAGCTGATGCACTAAAAACACTTGCTGGGCTTCCAGTTGTTAAAAATTTCTCTCTGTTTTGAATTACCAATTCAGCACTTGGTGCTAAACAAAGTATATGTTTTTTACTTATTCTATGAATTTCTTTAGCAATTTCACTAACAATTATGGATTTTCCCGCTCCAGTAGCAAGTTCTGCAACAATAGGTGCTGTATTTTTCATAATATGAGAAATACAAGCATCTACGCATTTTTGTTGGTAGTCCCTTAACTGCATCTGTTTTGCTTATCCATAGCGTGTGAAATTGTTGAAGCAATTGCAATACTAAGATTTGGATATTCATCTTCAACCAACTTGTCATTACATTTTTTTACAACTTCATTGAAATTGTTATCAAATAATAGAGATGCTCTCTCTTCGATATCAATTCTTTTTTTATATAAAATACCAGTCTTTTTTTCAGTTTCAATTAAAATATTTTTCATAATTAATATTTTATCTTCTCTCGTCATTTTATGCTCCAAAATTCAGTTTTAGCTCCACGATATGGCTCTAAGTCAATATCTTTTAAATGTTCTGCTACTACTTTTGAGTAAGATATGCTCCCAGCTCTTTCTGTCTTGTATAGCTTATGTCCGCCAATAGTTCCGCCAATATTATCAGTTAGTGCAATCATTCCCGCTAATAAGTTTTTCATATTCTCTTCAATTAATATTTTTTTATTTTTTAATTCAAGATAGTCAGTCATCATAAGATTAATATCTTCACTATCAAACTCAATTGGTTTGTTTCTTAGCTCTAAATATTCATGATAAAATACCAAAGCTTGTTCCAGCATGTTTTCTGTAAAGTCGTGATCGTATTCAACAACTTCAAGCTTTGTAGATGTTGGACACCATTGAAAAAAATAGCATCTATTTAGTTCTGTACAATATAGTTGTAATTGAATTTGAGCATAATAGTGCTTTTGATCCATGATACTTTTAAATTCCCCACCGTTTCTCATTCCAAATGGGCATTTAACTTCAATAATACTTCCATCACTTACAAATCCATCTGGTGAAGCTCCGAGCCAATCGTCCCTTATGACAAAAGGTGCAGAAATAACATCTAAGCCCGTTTCCATTTTAAATTCACTAATTGCGCCAGCTTCATTAAATGTTCCGTATTCCGTAGCGACATTTCCTTTGAATTCAGCATCTAATCCTTGATATTCTCTTATCATTCGCTTCATTACATCTTTTTTAGTTTGATATGGTGCAAATCCTAAAATAGCACCAACAGAAGAGGCAGTAATTCTGCCCATTCTTTGCTTGAACCATTCTGTTGTTCGTTGTTCAATCATAATTAGAGCCTAAAACTCTAATTCGTCAAGATCAACCTCAACCTCAACTAGCTCAACTTTTTTAGCCACATGAGCTGGATCGTTTCCATTTTTTGGCTTAACAGAAGATATCCAATTTCCTTTTTTGTCGTCAATTTCCCACACTTGTACATTAATTATCATTGGCTTATTGCATAAAGATTTTTGTAAATCTTCTGTTGTTGGCATCTCTGTCAAAGTTGATAATTTACCTTTTGCATTAAAATCAATGTTTAAAAGCATTTGTTGAGCTTTTTTCGCTTTTGCTTTATCGTCTTGTGATACTTTTAGTTTTTGAAATAAAATTCTATTTTTATATTCAACTGGTGCAAGAACTTTCCATTTTAAAGAGATATAATCTTCTCCATCATATGCGTCCCATTTTGCCTCTTCAACAAAAGCTGCACAATTTGTTTTTGCGGGAATTGGATCAAGCATTCCGCCACCTAGTTCATATTGTCCTGTGATTTTCTCTTCTTTGTCTACTATCCAAAAATTTGCCATGTTATACTCCTAAAGTTTTAATATATTGTGTTAAAGGGTTGCTATTTTTCGCTACCACCAAGTCTTCTTCAATTCCGTATCTATTTTTTGAAACATTTGCAGCAGTTGCATATGTTACTAATAGTCTAGTTCCATCACTCATAGCTTTTGATTTATTAGATCCCTCACTAGTTGTAGTAAAAGTTTCAAGTTTTAAAAATCCAACTAAATCAACATCATCAACATATGGAGCGACTGATTTTTTACCCAATCTTAATTGGTATCTTGTATAGGGATCTGTATCTGGCAACTCAATCGTTTCGGTATCAGCATGTGCGATAAAAACAATATTCATTCCCTTATCCACTAAAAGACCAGCTGCTTTTCTGACCCTTTGGTGCATTGAAGCAACAGCACTTAATCCAGCTCCATATCCGCCTAAAGCAGTATTGATACTTTTTGGATTTTTAGGATCACTGTCTATAACATATTGTATAAATAACCTTTCCAATGCTGTAATGCTATCTATAACTAAAGTCTTATACTCATGTTTTTCGTGCATTAGAGCTGTTAGTTGTTCCCATAGTTGATCGACTTTTTTAATTACAGGAAAAGCATCAGGTCTTATTTCAGATGGAACTGATTGAAGACCATCTTCAGCTCTTATAAATATTGGCTTTGGAAATGTACTTGCTAATGAAGTTTTCCCCATGCCGCTGTCGCCTGTTATAGTACAGATAACTGGTCGGTCGGTCGGTTTGCTAATTGTTTCTAGTAAACTCATATTTTTCCTTTTTTTGAATTCGCAAAATCTAGTCTTTGCGATTATCATTGATATTCTCAAAAGTGGTT